GATTACAATTCAACGGGGGTTTCCCGTCCAAATATGGAAACCTCAACCTTAAGTTTGCCCAATTCATTATCAACTTCAATCACAGGACCTTCAAAATTTATAAACGGACCATCAAGTATGCGGACAGGTTGTCCGATATCAAGTTTATGTTTGGGGGTTTCTTTATTCTGAAATTGTCGTATGTGGTCTTGTATCTGCTCTATTTCCACTCGTTTGAGTTGGGTTGGACTATTTCCACCTATAAATCCTCTCACCCCATTCACTTGCTTTACAAAATAAAACGCATCACCATTTAAATCACTCTCCGAATTATACAAATCCATGCGGACGAACAAATATCCAGGATATAACTTTTTAACTCTGGATGATTTTTTCCCTTGCTTCACCTCGGTAACTATCTGGGATGGCATCAGCACTTCGTGAAAAAATTCGGAGGCCTTCTCCTTGGCATCAAGTTTTTTTTTCATTAACAATTTCTGAACTTTATCTTCGAAATTTGACATTACCATTAGTGTATACCACGAATTACATTCTGTGGATTTCTCCGTTTCGTCTACATTGTTTGAAGTACTTTCCATAACATTTTCCTATATTATAACATTCATTTATCTGGGCCTACATGGGAACCCAATGTAAGGTAAATATAAATATACATCCGAATGCTATTTCCGCAAAAATCCGGACTCAATGGTTACCGCATTCCAAGTTCCCTTACGCAACCAAATCATATACTGATTTCGTCTTGGTTTTCTAGAAAGTGCTTCTTGTTTTTTCCGATTGACCAATTCTATTGCATCGTCAAGAGACTTGCAGTTGTGGACTTTCCTAGAAAGTTTCCCCGTCACATCACACAAAACCACTTGATAACCTCGAATTTTGGTCAAGTCTTTCAGTCTGTTAATGAGGTCATTTCTCCCCATTATCGGAAAGTTCCCTTTTTTGCAAATTCCAAATCCTTTCACCGACATCGTATTCCTTGTTCAATAAGTTTCTGATGTTCTCAAGTTCCTCTCTGAGCAATGAGCGAATTAAATACGACTCATCCGCATCGTTTATGATTTTAAGGTTTTCCTCTACCCTGTTATATAGTTGTGATCTCATTTTCTTTCTTGTATCGTTTTTCAAGTCTCTCCACCAAGGACTTCTTGTTTCCACCGATCTTGAGCTTGTGCTTTCTGCACATATCCTTCAACCTTGGTAATGTCATGTGCTGATATCCTCTGTCCTCGGCAACACCGAATCCTTGCCTCGTTGGTGTATCTGTCCCATAATTCCTAATCGGATATCCAAGTTTAGTGTCCTTCGTCAATATGTTTCCGAACTCCTTGCTATCATCTATCCCCAAACACGGATATTGAATTCCATAGCATTCCACAACATATGTTGCATGAACATTCGTCTTCAACCCCACATCCTCTTTGGTCAACTCTAGCACACTACCTGTGCGAGTTTTTCCGGCAAATCTAAATATAACTTGGTCACCGACTTTATACCGGTGTCTTTTTGGGTATGTTTTTCTTTTGTTTTTTCGCATTATGTCATATATTCTACGACATATATTATAAAAAGTCAAACTTAAAGACGAGGGGTGGGTAAAATCAACCCATCCGTGTTGTTCCATTCAACTACAGTTTCTTCTGAATCTTCCCGTGTTTCGTCAAGGCCTTCCTTGAATTTAGGATTCTCATTATACCACCCATTGTATTGGTCAATAGCGTCCCTCAAATAGTCTAAATAATGTTCATGGTCACCCATCTCCGTAATCGGATATGGATAATACGTAGGTTCATGCTCCACTTGTGTATCTATTGTTGATTCTGTGGTATCCTCAAGTTTTCCAAATACTTCTTCCCACCTATCTGCTATATGTTGAAAACGTGATAGGGGTAAGTCATCCACATCAATTACCAATGACTGAGTGGTAGCATACTCATCATCCCACATGGATTCCGAATATTCATAATACTGCTCCGGTTCATATCCAGCTGCATACTCAAGGTGTAACCCAGTTTCATCTACTGCCCACCACTCTGTCCATTCTGGTGTGGTAATAATCTCATTGGGTTGTCCCATTTCAAATATTAGTTCATCCATATCCATTTTACCTTTCTTGGTTGCATATACATAAATATCTAAGTTTTTTGCCAAACCCACACTGGTTCACCAAAACTTCCTTCTCTTTCGTGATATTCTTGATCCATATTACTATCTTCAATATCATCCGCGGTTCCAATTCCAAGGCAGTTTGGTCGTTTTGCCATTTCCATCCCAAAGCATTCGACATAACTAGAATCAGACTTCCGACTTAAGTGTTCGTTCATTGGGTCACAGATCTTTTGCCACTGCTTTCCACCCTTAGTTCCCTTACTAGTTGCATTGACATCACTTATGTTAACCATAAGCAATCCACCTACTTTCAGGGTTGTCCATACATTATCAATCGCACGGTGCAAGAATTGCTCATTCCAATCATTGATATTTTTATGACGAACCCAACTTTGAGTATCATCGTAACTATATCTCTCCACGGAAAAATAAGGTGGACTTGTCATAATCAAATCAACAGAATTTTCATATTTAGTCAAATCCGCATCTTCAGCCGGTGAACAAATAAAATCATATGTTTTCTTTGTCTCATACTCGGTTTTAAACTTTTCATAGAAATCGGCCTGTTGTTGATATATTGGATGATTTTCTTTTCTGGGATCAAGACCTATATAATGTTCCGCAATACTGCTTGCGTAAAATCCTGCGAATCTATCTCCCCACCCCATGCTAAAATCCAATACCGTCTTTGCTTGATTTGTATTACGACCTTCAATAGACGCAGGATAAAAATCATATATTAACTTTGCAACATTTGGTTTGAACTGACTGCAAATATATTTACGCAACCCTATACTAGTTCGCATTGCACGTTTATCCACCCTGGGGGCTTTCAACGTAAACAGACTTCCCATTAAACTCGTCATAAAACTTTTATTTGTCCAAGTTCTAAGTGGTCCAGGTGAAACACTTCCGTCAACACTCCATCGGTTTTCCTGTTGGAAAAAATTACTTGCCTTGTTGCCCGCATTCAACCGTTTCAATACTCTATCACTCAGGGGCCACTTATATTCAGAACGAGCAAACCAAGAAGCTTCGGTGAACAGGGATTGTTGACTTTGACGTTTTCGTTTATTAGATGCCTTTTGGTAATCCTCCTCCTGATCATCTGTCATTGTGAACGAACTGAAAAAGTCCGTGTTAACCGATTTCTTTACCTCAACATATTCATTCAGATCGTGAATTCCCAATCCCTTGAGTGTCTTAAAATCTTCAAGGGCCTCATGCTCCGTAATATCCATGTACGGAGGTTCATATTTCATCAAGATCTCAGCGAGTGTTTCCTTAAGGTCATTCACTTCATATTGCTCTTTGATGTCTGTCCAATCTTTCTCACCTATATAGTAATAAGGTACAACCAGATCACCTTCACCATTCTTATATGGTTTTTGAATAAACTTCTCGAGTTCCTTAATATACATTGTCTAGTATCTTTGCATAAAATTCCGAAAAAGTCAACACTCGGTTATATTCACCGCAAGACCCCCCTCGGAAGTTTCCTTGTATGCAGACTTCATATCCTTACCAGTTTCACGCATAGTATTTATCACTTCGTCCAAACTTATCTTGGAATCAGTTTCTCCCAACATAACCATTCGACTTGCATTTATTGCCTTAACTGCTCCCATTGCATTTCTCTCAATACACGGAATCTGTACCAGGCCTGCAACTGGATCACAGGTCAACCCAAGATTATGTTCCATACCAATTTCCGCTGCATCTTCCACTTGACTGACTGACCCACCGACTAATTCCGTCAATGCTCCGGCCGCCATAGAGCAGGCAACTCCCACTTCTCCCTGACAACCGACCTCTGCACCAGAAATGGATGCATTCATTTTATACAACATTGCAATTGCTCCCGAGGTCAGTAAAAATCTAGACGACCAGTCATCATCTTTGTCGGTGATGTAGTCGTCTACATACGACATCACCGCGGGAATTATCCCCGCTGCACCATTAGTCGGTGCAGTAACAACTCTTCCCATATTTGCGTTTTCCTCGTTGACCGCAATTGCACATATGCTTGCATAGTCCATAAACTGATGTGCATCTAAGTCACTTTTCAGCAAGAAGTTCTCATACATGGACGCTGCACGCCGTTCAAGTTTCAATTTTCCTGGTAGAATGCCTTGGGTTGTAATTCCTCGATTGACTGACGATTGCATGACCTTCCAAATTTTCTTCAATCGATTGAATACTTGGTTCTTCTTTCTCCATGTCAATTCATTTTCAAGAATGATGTCGGAAATTCTCACTTCCTTCCTAATTGCAATATTCACAAGTTCCGTTGCCGATTTAAAGGGGTTGGGAACTTCCTTGGACACTTCCTTCAACTTATCCTTCTTTGCGTTTTTTTCGGTCACTACGAACCCACCACCCACTGAATAGTAGGTGCGGTGGCATATATCCTTTTTCTTGGTGATTCCCACGAATTTTATTCCATTGGGATGGAATGGTAACCACTTCCCCTTCTTAAACTCAATGTGTTCATCCTTAAACTTGATCTTCCGAAGGCCCCCCAATTTAATATGTCCCTTAAGTTTAACAAGTCCCTCAATTTCATCTGTCTTAACTTCATCGGGTGATTTTCCTTGCAACCCTATCTTGACTGCATCCAATGTTCCGTGACCTTCACCCGTCAACGCAAGAGAACCATACAATTCAACTCGAATTCCGTCAATGTCACCAAACTTCTTGGTTTGTTTCAAATATCCGACAAATTGTTTTGCCGCCTTCATCGGACCCATTGTATGTGAACTAGATGGCCCAAGACCAATCTTGAAAAAATCAAATACACTCAAGTTCATAATTGAGTTTTATTCTAAAAACTTAAAGGTACCGTCTAAAATTTTTCTTGCGAGAGAATAGTTCCCCTTGTCATTGTTGTTTCTCATGGAAGAAAAGTTATTCTTGATACGAACCTTGGATTCACTAAAGACTGCATCCATCAACTGCAACAAATCCTTTCTCGGTGCAGTCTCGTTCTTTATCATTGAATCAATTCTCAATGTACATGCTGATATAACAAATAGTTCCGTCCCGATTTCAACGAGTCTTGCAAGAAGCAATTGTTGTTTATCCAATGCTGGCCCGTGCCTTGCCATTGAATGAAATAGTTTCTTGGACAATTTCTTGGAAGTTCGTGATACATAACGTAAATACTTTTTAAGACTTCCATCCAGTCCACGTGGAGTTCCACCTAACGATGGTAACCACTGTTTCGGATACCACTTTGCATAAAACAATCCAGCACCAAGTGCGGCTTTCAACCTCACCATAATTGGCAATCTTGAATTCAATACTGCGCCGGCTGCCTTTAAGTGTGGGTCAAGTGCTTCTCTAGCAAGAAGTAAACGCATAATTTCACTTGAACCTTCAAAGATAAGATTGATACGACAATCTCGCATAAATCGTTCAACTGCGATTGGCTCCATTCCTCGATTCTTCAACGAGTCAGCAGTTTCATAACCACGACCACCTCGGATTTGCATCGTGTCATCTGTTACTCTCCATGCTTCTTCTGTTCCCCACATCTTGCACATTGCGGATTCCACACGGATGTCGGCCTTCTTTCCATCAACGAGACTTGATGTAAACAACACCATAGTTTCCGTTGCAAAATTGGAAATTGCAGTCTTGGTAATCTTGTCTGCGATTGCTTGGTGTTTTCCAATTACACAACCCCATTGCTCTCTCGTAGAACTCCATTCCCTTGAAATCTTCAAACAACTACTCATAAGTCCAACACATGCAGCGGGTAACGTCAATCTGCCTGTGTTCAAAGTGCTCAATGCAACCTTCAAACCACGACCTTCTCCTGCGACTAGGTTTTCAACGGGTATCTTGGCATCAGTAAACCTCACAATTCCATTATAGAGTGCCTTCAATCCCATAAATCGGCAACGCACAATAACTTCCACTCCTGGAGTGTCCATGTCTACGATTAATGCTGAAATTGATTTCCTCATCTTTCCTTTGATTTCAACATCGGGTGTTCTTGCCATAACAATAATGACACTTGCCTTGACTCCATTCGTACACCAAAGTTTGTCACCATTGAGTACGTAATGAGTTCCGTCTTCAGACAACTCGGCATATGCAGTCATTTGTGCGGGGTCAGACCCAACGGTTTCCTCGGTCAATGCAAATGCACTTACGTCACCCTTTCTAAATCTCGGAAGATGTTTCTTCTTCTGCTCATCCGTTCCAAATAACAACAAAGGTTGTGGAACTCCGATTGATTGGTGAGCAGAAATCAATGCGGTTATGTTACCACAATGACGCCCAAGAAGCATTGCGGATTTTGAATAGTTCGTCTGTGACAAACCAAGTCCGTCATACTCTGTTGGGATCTTGATGCAAAATGCCCCAATCTCTGCCAACTTCCTAAATACTTCATCTGGAATTTCACCTTCTCTATCAATCTTGTCTGCATCTACGTGATTCTCCATCACGTCACTCAATTGGGATATAAATTGTTCACCTGCCTTCACGTCAACTTCAGGTTGTTCGGGGAACGGATAAATCAAATCAAAATCAGCATCACCCATAAACAAACCACCTGCATAACTCTTTACTCCTTTTTTACCTACATCTCTTGCGGCCTCTGCAGCCTCCAAGGCATCTGCCTTACCCTTGGACATTTTTGAAGTATCTATTTCATCCGTCATTATTTATTTTTCCTCGTAAAATTTCTTGTCGTTGTTAGAATATTCCGATAACAATTCGCAAGGTTTGAAGTACTTGTGCTTCTTTTCAAGTTCCTTCATTCTATTGAATATGTTTAAAGCACCTTCGGAATCAAGATACCTCATTGGACCACCTCTGAACGGTGCCCATCCCGTTCCCATTATCATTCCGAAATCAATGTCCCTTGGACTTCCTACGATTCCTTCTTGAAGGCATCTAACTGCTTCGTTTACCATGATAAGCACCAATCGGTCAAGAATTACCTCATCGGAAAATGGTAATTGAGTGAGTTCCCTTTTGTATTTTTCATTGACCCCACTTGACCTACCATTCTTGTAAAGATAAAATCCCTTACCCGATTTCTTTCCGAAGTCTCCGTTCTCAATCATCTTTCTAAGGGCATTTGAATTTGGAAACTCAGTATCAAGTCGTGCCAATAAATCATCGGCAACGTGTTGACATACGTCCCCACCCACTTCGTCTATCAAACGGAATGGGCCCATAGGCATTCCGAAGTCACGCAAGAGTTTGTCAACTCGGTCAACCTCAGTTCCAATTGATGAAAGGTAAACTGCCTCAATAAGATAAGGCATTAAAATTCTATTGACCAAGAAACCAGGACTATCCTTAACCACCACGGGCAACTTGCCGATTTGTTTGGTAAACTCAACTGCCTTTCCAACGGTTTCATCGGAAGTATTATCACCCTTGACGATTTCCACCAACTTCATCTTGTGAACTGGGTTGAAGAAATGAACACCGACCACTCGTTCGGGATGTTCCATACCCTCGGAAATAACGTCAATTGAAAGTGCCGACGTATTAGTTGCCAGTACAGTATCCTCTCTGACGTTTTGCTCCAATTCAAGAAACAGCTTCTTCTTGATATCCAACTTCTCGACTGCGGCTTCAACAACAAAATCAACATGAGTCATCGGCATTGTTTCGGTAAGAGGTGTAATTCTGTCCAATGAGGATTGTGCCTCAGTTTTTGTCATCACTCGTTTCTTTACCGCTGCTCCATAAAGTTTTCCAATGGTCTTCATTCCATTTGCAACGAACTCCGGTTTAATATCCTTGAGAATCGTGGGAATGCCTCGTGAACTTACCCACTGAGCAATTCCTGCACCCATGACACCTGCACCTATAACCGCAGACTTTCCAACCTTATATCCCTTCTCACCTTTGGTTTTCTTTGACCTCTCTTGTAGAAAGAATACACCGACCAAGTTTTCCGCAACATCCGTCTTCAGTAATCTTTCAAATGCTTCTCTTTCCAATTGCAACGAACCTTTTATATCTCTACCAAGACCATCGACCATCACGTCAATTGCTTCCAATGGTGCAGGATAAAGTCCGTTGGTCTTTTTCATTACGTTCTGAGTTGCCTTTCTCCTTGCAATGGTTGAAATTGGAAACTTGTTTGACCACAGTTTCTTATACTTCTTCTTTCCATTGTGGAGACACGAAACAGCAGACTTCTGAAGATTTTCCTTAAATACTACCTTATCCACCATCCCAAGTTTAAGTGCTTTCTTTGCAACGACCACACTTCCCGCAAGAATAATTCCCATTGCAGATGGCAAGCCAATCATTCTCGGCAATCTCGTTGAACCTCCCCATGCAGGAAGAATTCCCAACATGGTTTCCGGTAATCCGACTTTAGTTGCGGGATCTACGGATGCAACTCGGTGGTCACACGCAAGAGCAAGTTCATACCCACCCCCAAGACATGCACCATGAATGGCTGCGACTGTTGGAATCTTCAGATTCTCGATACGAGTGAAGGTCTCCTGTCCCATCAAGATTAATTCCTCCACCCTTGCTTCATCTGGATTACTTGCAAATGCATTCAAATCCGCACCTGCAATAAAAATACTTTTCTTGGCACTTGCAAACACGACACCTCTAAGTGTGTCCTCGTTTTCTTCAACGAAATCCAACTGCACATTCAGTTCTTCAAAAATTCCTTCGTTCAGTACGTTTGCGGCTGATTTAGGTTGGTCAAACGTAAGTGTGCATACGTTGTCAAATATTGTTCTTTTTATTGTATTACTCATTATTCTCTTTCTAAGATAATTGCACCACCTTGACCACCACCAATACAAAGAGAAACTAATGCCCGTCTACCTCCTCGTCTTTCAAGTTCCTTTAATGTGGTAAGAACAATTCTTGAACCGGACGAACCTACGGGATGACCCAATGCAATCGCACCTCCGTTAACGTTTAACTTCTCTTTTGGAATTTCACCCAAATCAGTTGTATTCTCAAGTACCTTACATACCGACAACACTTGCGCTGCGAAGGCCTCATTCACCTCAATTAAATCAAAATCCTTCATCTTCAACCCAGCTTCTGCACAAACCTTTTCAATTGCATACACCGGACCAAGTCCCATTCTTTCGGGATCACACCCAGCGTACGCATATGCGGTAACTCTACCAAGTGGTTCCCATCCGTTTTCAGTTATCGCCTGTTCATCGGACATCAACAACGATACTGCCCCATCGGTAATTTGAGATGCGTTTCCGGCGGTGACTGTTCCCTCTCGTCTGTCAAAGACTGGTTTAAGTTTCTCCAATGCACCCAATGATTGTTCTCCACGGATTCCGTTGTCCTCGGTAACAAATCTTCCATCTGGAAAATAATAGGGTGTAATTTCCTTGTCGAACTTTTCTTTCGCAACGAATGCCTTCAAGTGAGACTCCAGTGCAAAAGTATCTTGATGATATCGTGTAACTCCGTTCTCCCTTGCAATCAATTCAGCAGTTTGTCCCATGTTCATACCAACTGTGACGTCACTCAACCCGAGTCGGAGACTGACGATGGGTGCAAAATCGGATGGTCGAAATGACAATATGTTATGTAGTTTATCTCTGAAGTATCTGCTCCTTGAAAGTTTGGTAAACTTCTTAACTGCACTTGCGTTATAGATGAATGGGGCATTTGTCATATTCTCCGATCCTCCAGACAAATAAACTGACCCTCTTCCTGCATTAATCTTGTCGGACACTTGTGTTACCGACTCAAACCCCGAGGCACAATTCCTATGCACTGTATATGCGGGAACGGATTTTGGTACTCCTGCACGAAGTGCAATGACTCTCGTTATATTTGCGGTATCCGCGGGTTGGCAAACGCATCCCATCACACTTTCGTCTATTATAGATGGATCTAAATCTAAGTTGGTGAACAATCTTTTCGTTGAACATACTCCCAAATCAGATGCAGATGCAGTCGTAAAATCGGAACCCATCTTGCAAAATGGTGTTCGCACACCACTAACTATGTAAACATTTTTACTCATTATAACCTTTTATTCAATGTATAACTATGTCAATATATATTGAATTAGTCAAACAAATAGGTGTGGCCATAGCCTTACAAGGCATTCCACTGATACTCGGATACACAAATCACCCTTGAACTACACACATAGTTGCAATGTTTCCACGACCCGGTATTGATGAATAGTATGTCAAAATTCAGTTTTGGGTAAGCTGTCTCAAGATAATCGGCAAACTTACATGTAGATTTCAATTCCTCGAATGGGTCAAGTCTTGTTGGTATATATCCTCCACCGGTCTTGGACATTCTACTTCTTTTGACAAATAGAACTTTCTTATCGGAATCCAACAAATCCACAAACCTTTCTGCTCTGCGTTTCTTCTCATCTTGCCACTTTGCAAAATCCTTATCATCATTAAAATCATATAAGTGGTCACCTCGGTTCTCAGTTGCTTCCGTGAATTCGTGCTTATGACCCGTTCCGTATCTTGTATTTTCATACCATTCACCTTGCAGATGTACCATGTTGTCTCTATCCGACCATCCGTCAAAATCATTCTCAAGTAAGTCCGTGAGTTGGATTAGACTGATAACAATCCAATCAAAAGGATACGAACCTTTCCGAAATCCCTTTTCCTTTAGCTTCAACGAAACACGACAAGTTCCTCCAAGAGAAACATGCTCTTCATAATCTTCCATAAAATCCATCAATCTCATACCAACCACCCCACCAGTAAATTTATCCAAACACCAATTGCGTCAACTATCACAAAATAAAATGCCAATGCGGCCAACCAATACATCTTTCTACCATAGAAAAATATCATACTGAGAAAGTTTGCAATAAGAAAAACCAAAAAACCCCAACCCAAATATTCTGGAAACGGCAACATTATACCACCCAACATTCCGGTTATTGCAATGATTATTTCGAATTTTTTGCTATGTGTTGTTTCTTCCATCTATCAAATCCAAGTTTTTTCAAATCGGCAAACAACTCCTCTGGAACTTCTATCCCATCCTTATGCACCTCAAGAGAAGTCTTGTATTCAATCTCACCCGGAACAAGAACCTCATCCTCACCTTTAATTGATTTTGTTTCCTTCAACTCTCGCATGACATCACCGACATTCTTTTTAAAGTTATCAAGTTCCGTGAAATTTTCCGGATCAATACAAACAAAGAAATGACCAATGTCATAACTAGGATTGTCAGTATCTCCTTCATAAAGTCCACTCAACTTGCTCATATATGCACCACTCTGAAATGCTGAACACATTAATTCTATTGCAATAGATAATCCAGAACCCTTATGCCCTCCAATTGGAGTTAACGCTGCTATTCCTTTTTTCAACCAACGCAAAGAACGTTCAAACGTAAGATTTTCATTTTGAGAAACTATTGCACAATTTGGCACATATTGATTCGGATTCTTTCTGGCCTGGATTTCAAGGTCACCTCGTTGGTATGCAGAAGTTGCACAATCAATACTGAACGGGTATTTCATATCAGACGGGAATGCTATTGCGAACGGATTTGTTCCCATCTTTGGTTCTGCACCGTTAAATGGTGCAACTGCTGGTCGGGCATTCGTAAAACTCATTCCCACCAAATTATGTTCCGTTGCCAATCGGCTATAATAACTTGCAATTCCATAGTGTGATGAATTTCTAACCGCAACGCAACTTATTCCATGTTCTTGGGTTTTGGTGATTGCTTGTTCAATTGCAAGTGAACCCACCACCTGACCCAGTGCATTGTGACCATCAATCGTTACACATGATTTACTATCTCGTACAATTTCAGGTTCTGCCTTTACATCTATCACACCATCCTTGATTCGTTTTACGTAATACCCAAGTCTACTCAATCCATGAGACTTGAAACCAAGTTCGTCTGCACTTAACAAGACATCTGCACATATATTCAAATATTTCTTGGGTACTTTATTCTTTTTAAAAACCCACAGAACAAAGTCGTATGCTTCTTCAAATTTTAACTTCATCGTCAACTATCCGTTGATTTCTTTTCTTCTCTTGCTTTCTTTGCTTTCTTTAAATTATATCTAAATCTAGCATATGGACGCATTATATAGTGTTTCATAAACCCACGAATTTCTGGCTTGCCTACGTCACGTCTTAATTTATTTTCGTATTGAGTCATTGGACAATCCAATACTTTGGAAAATGATACCAATATAATAAACGAACACAGAGGAAGTGCTACATACCAAGGGAATCCATATGGAGTGAATCCCTGAAATGCGAGTATAAAAAATGCTGAAAAATTACCAATAACAACTGCGTGATGGAGTAGCACCACCAACAACAATTTTATATTCTTAAGTGGTTCGGTGGGGAGGAATTTGAATGTCTTTGCATCGACTGCTTTATTCTTCTTTTCACTTAGTTCCTTCCAGTTACCCTCTGCCATATATTATAAATACTACGAGTCGGGAAATCTTTCCATCAATCTATTGAATCTTTTGATTTTTTATTCTGTGTGTTCCAATCTCGATTCCATGTCTTACGATATTTTTTCATCCAGTCTAACATGGCTGCGTTTCCACCAATATCATGTCCTGCCTTTTCACTTTCAAACCACTTATGCTTTTCAACCTCGAGAATCTCATCCACCTGCCTTTTATAGAAGGTGCTTCGGTTGTACATATCTCTATCGTAATCCACTCTTAAATATATGTATATGTATATATAAGTTTCCGTTTTAAAAATCGTCAATTAATGCAGATTCATCTTGATACTCTGTAACTCTAGTTTCAAAAAAGTTCTTTTGTTTACGGAGGTCAATAATCTCACTCAACCAAGGGAAGGGATTGTGATCACTATCATATCTGAAATCCATATTTAAGTTCTCAAGTCTACGATTTGCAACGAATTGCATATAGTCCACAAACATTTCGGAATTCAATCCGAGAATTCCTCTTGGTAGTACATCTTGTGCATATGCAATTTCCAACTCCACTGCCTTTTGTAGAACATCCGTCAGTTCCTTCTCAAAGGTTTTGTCCATGATTTCCGGATATTGTTCTTGAAGTTTCAGAAGTAGAGTAGTGCCAAATTTAATATGAACACTCTCATCTCGCAAAGTATACTGAATCTGTTCTGCAATCCCCGGAATCTTATCGCTCAGTGCAAGTAACATAGCAAATCCACTGAAAAAGAAAGTTCCCTCGCAGACAATCCAATAAGTGAACGCAGTTTTATATAACTCACGCTTTCCTTGTTTTGTTTGTGTGTTCAAGTTTTTTCCATTAAGTTCCTTGGTCACTTCCATCAAAAAGTCATCCTTTGCTTTAATGGATGATACCGTATTATATGCCTCATATACTTCAGTGATACTTAAACCAAGACTATCACAAATATAAACAATGGTGTGATTATGTAAACATTCCTCATACATCTGCCTGGCCATGTACTGTCTACACTCCGGGTCTGTGATATATTGTGCAAGTGTCATTAAGTTATTCGCAACTAAACTTTCACTTCCCGCGAAGAATCCAAGACATCTCTTAATAACAAGACGTTCGTCGTCACTCAAACTCTCCCCATTACCAGACTTCCAGTTCTGAACGTCCTTTGTCATTGGTACATCGGTTGGTACCCAGTTGTTCTTCACACCCTGCTCGTACATTTCCCATGCCCATTTATGTTTGTGGGGGAGTATTTGATTGACTCCCTCCGACTCCTTGCCCAATAGTTCACCTGTTTTCATATTAAATATATATAACGATTTGCAGATTAAATTAGTTCACATTTTCGTTTAACTTTTTTGTGACTTTTTTATTAATCACATACAACAATATAAGTAACGGGGGCAATGTAACAAGGGCAATTAACCACCAGTTAGTTTTATTGACTTTAATTGCCGCGGGTTGCTCCACGGTTGCTTCCGTAGCATTTACATCCGAGTAGGTAACTTTATGACCTGCAATCCTCTCAGGTAGACCTTCCGAGGTATTATTTTTCCGTGGTTCAACTTCCGTGAGAACTATCTCATCGGTGGTGGGTTTCTTTGACAATGCCAGATCGTGGGTAATCTTACATGATGACACAAGCATGGTCATCATCAACATACATATAATTCTTTTAAATCTCATAGGTTTATTCCTTTAGTATTAATAACTAAAGTAATATACCACTTATTTGCCCTCAAGTAAAGAACTTTTGATTATTTTTTATCGTGAGTGTGACATTCGCAACCTTTTTTGTTGCAACAATCATCAACAAACCAACACTTAACCATATGAATAATTTTCTTTATAAATCCCATAATATTATAAATATGACTACCTACCACTTTTCACAGACATTCCTGCTCTTTTTATAACGAGGTGAACATGTTCTTGGAAAAAGAAAATATACGCACCCATATCCAAGTTATCCTCTGCTATCTGCATTTCCTTTTTGTATATTGCCAACCACTTAGTGTCCTCCTCATAAGTCTCTTGTTTAAAATCCGCACCTTCAATATTCCACTCCAATATCAACCTCGCAAGTTCTATCAACTTGGGGTCCATGAACTGATATCCCTCTACCCTCGTATAAAACTCTTTCAATTCCGATTCCGTTGGTTTGGGTGGGGTGGTGGTATCTTTCTTATCTTTCTCCGATTCGTCTTTAGTTTCCGTTTCCTCTACCTTGACGGATTCTTTATCGGAATCCGTTGCCGTTATAAACCCATCATCCTTGGCAGAAACTACCAAGGATGATAATAATATTAACTGAATAACCCTTTTTACTAAATCGGGATATTCCAATCGTTTTATCTAAGTTCGAGTTTTGGGGAAAGGGTTTGTCCCGTTGGTCTTTTGTCCAACTCCGTTTCCAAATCGGAAGAACCTTCCGCGGGAATTACCTTGATAAGAAATGGCATATCCTTCAATGCGGTCTTTTCTTTGTCAGACTTGGTTTTCTTAGACTTCGTTGGTAAACCTGCAGCTTCAACTGGAAGTTCATCAATTTCATCAAAGGATGGCATTTTGACCTTTGAGTCAAGTGCCCACATGATATTGTGCTTTTTTGCCCAACGTTCCATACGACGTACAGGAACGATAAGATTGAAACCTTCACCCGCACCACGGACAAGCATCCCGACGTAACGTCCATCGGTTAAATAAACCCCACCCCCAGAACTTCCGGGGAATGCAGTCACGGTGGTTTGGTCATACTCAACTTTTCCCAGAGTTCTACCTACTTGTGAAATAATACCGGTTGTCATTGAGTTTGCACCCATTTGACCTAGTAACGAACCTACATGAAATAACTGGGTTCCAATTGGTACGATGTTGTCGTCTTCTTTCTCAAGACGAAATTCTGCACCGGACTTTGCATAATCTCTTGCACGAACCATAAGAACTGCAAGGTCTTCTCCGTCATCGGCATCGGAAAATTTGATGACTCTTGCATCCATTTTCATTTCACCGACTCGACGACCTTTCTCAACAAGTTCCTTAACAATGGTGGGATCTGCAAACTCAACTACCTTAACCGGTTGTCCACTTTCATTGATGACAGTCCGAACATTGCGTAGATGATCAATAACATGACCAGCTGTCCATACGAAAGTAATTTTCTCTCCGTTGACCTCACGGACAATCATCGTACCCGAACCTTCCGACGAACCATATCCACTCGGAGACTCGGCCTTGATTGTTACTGAAATATCTTGTAAATGGTCGGCAACCTTACGAAGATTCTTGGATGCCTCATCTGCAAATGAAGCCAAGCTTAAAAATGTTAAACTCGCCACTAATAATGTTGTAAACCTCATATTCATAAATTTCTACCTCGTTGGTTGTTAATATTCTATATATAACTATACACTTCACCGAGTAATCGTCGGCGAAACTTCGTGGAAATTTAAAATTCTGCTGGACTTTATTGGCAACTTTCGCAGGTTTCCCCACGCATTTTTGCCTCTAGACTACACATTGCGGATGGTTGTTCTTCATCATCAATTTCCACAGACTCCATCTTGTCAACCTCCGTTACGGTTGACTTTTCTATGGAACTTGCGGCCAAGTTCCTCAAGTAGTAAGTTGTTTTCAACCCACTTTTCCACGCATGAAAGTATATGTCGTTCAAAAACTTCATGCTAGTTCCGTCATTGTAAAGATTCAAACTCTGCCCTTGGTCAATCCATTTTTGACGAGCAGCGGCACAATCAATGAGTGCAAATTGGTCTTGGCCGAACGCAGTCACATACTTGTCCTTGACCCATTGTGGTATCTGTCCGTTCAACTTTGACAAGTCTCCGTCCACACTCTTCACCATATCGGCAACGGTCTTGTCCCACAATCCCAACTCCTTCATGTCATTGACAAAGTATTCATTCATCATCGTAAATTCACCACTTAATGTTGAATACACGAAGATAACGCCGAAGTTCGGTTCAATACTTTGCGAACATCCTGCAATATAGCTGATTGTTGCGGTTGGTGCAATTGCCATAGTGTTACTATTTCTCATCCCCTGGGCCTTGACCGTTTTCCTCAATTCGTCCCAATCCTTTCTCAAGTGGATTCGTTTTTCCACTCCACGGATACGCATAAGTTCCCGATAAGTGTCAACTGGAAATATATCTTGACTCCAGAGACTTCCTTCATAAGTTTCGTATGTTCCACGTTCAGATGCCAGGGTGGAGGATGCATTTATTGCAGAATAACTTATGTGTTCATATATCTCATCTGATATACGTGTCGCATCCTTGCTACTATATGTTACCCCAAACTCATAAAATAGGTCATGCCACCCCATAGTACCCAATCCCACTGGTCTGTTAAGCAGATTACTTCTTCTTGCCTCTTCGGTTGGGTAATAATTCAAGTCAATTACATTATCCAACATCCGCATCCCCACATCAATGGTTCTGTCCATTTTGTCGTAGTCAATGAACTTTTCACCATTATCGTCTACCCCAATGTGTTGTTTTAAGTTGATACTTGAGAGATTGCAAGTCGCAGTTTCTCCATATTCCTTTACAACACGACCACCTTGATTATCATAAGTTGATGGTTTCGTGTGCAGTTGAATTTCCGTACAAAGATTACTACTATGAACCACACCCGCATGTTGGTTGGAATAACGAATGTTACATGGGTCTTTGAATGTAATCCACGGATGCCCCGTTTCAAACAAACTCTTCAACATCTTCTTCCATAGAGCTTTTGCAGATACTGTCTTGAATACTCGCAATTCTTCGTTCTTTCCCTTTTTAACATATTTCTTATAGTGCTTCTTGAATTCCGCACCGAAAGTTTCATGTAGTTCAGGAACTTCGTCTGGACTGAACAAATGCCAGTCTCCGTCCTTTTGCACTTGTTCCATAAACAAATCGGGAATCCAATTTGCAGTATTCATATCGTGACATCTCATTCTATCGTCACCTACTGTTTTTCTAAGTGCCAAGAAATCCTCGATGTCAGCGTGCCATGTTTCAAGATATGCACAACCCGCACCTTTTCGTTTTCCGCCTTGGTTTACTGCAACCAACATATCGTTGTAAAGTTTCCAAAAGTAGACGGGACCTTGATTTGTTCCATTTGTTCCCTTGATAAAACTACCCCGTGAACGGAAGTTGGTGATGTCAAAACCAAGACCACCTGCGAACTTGCTCTTTCTTGCCTCTTGCCAAAGTCCGTCAAAGATTCCATCAATAGAATCGTCAAAGGTATTTAGATAGCAACTACTCAACTGACTATGCGTTGTTCCACTATTGAACAAGGTGGGTGTTGAACTGACCAACTCAAAATTACTCAAGACATCATAAAACTTCAATGCATATTCTTGTCTCTGATCGGGTGCTTCATTTAAAGCAAGTCCCATTGCAACTCGCATCCACATTGCCTGTGGAGTTTCCATTCTGCGGCCATCTATGTGAAGCAGATACCTATCATAAATGGTTTGAATTCCCAAATACTTCCAATTCCCGTCACGTGTCAGATCAAGTTTTGCACTCAGTTCTCGTAAGTCATAAGACTCCACAAGTTCTGGATTGAGAATATCTTCTCGGACTAACTTACGAAGGTTGGTAATGAAACTCTTGCGATATTGAAGTTCGTTGGCATCACTATCGACACCTTCACCGAAAACTTCCTTGTAAATTGTGTTTAACAACAATCTGGCTGCAACCAAACTATAATTCGGTTCATATTCAATCTTTGACCTAGCACTCATAATAAGTGACTTGTCAATCTCTATGGTAGTCACCTTATCATATAACTTAATCTCTGCGGCGAGGATAACTTGACTCGCACTGACATTCTCCAACCCTTCACATGCCCGTTCGGCACATTTGTTGATTTTTTCAACATTAAACTCTTCCAACCGACCATTCCGTTTCTTTACTTTCATGTTGTAACCTTTTTGTTATAAATTATAGAAAAACTATAATAAATCTTTCCGACAGAATGCCGAAAAACATACATAGAATATATATGAAAAATTTATCCAAGTTCTTCGAGTTCTTCTCCATCTTGTGCTTGATTCATCTGATTATATCTTTGTCGTAATGCCCCCTGTGCAGTATTATCCGCATTATTCATTTCGACCATTATTTCTGCACCATTAGTGCTTTTTTCATCATATATCTCAATCATGCCAGCTGAGGTATCTACTCTACTTGGAAAAGTCATTCCGTCCGGACCAAATCTATTTTTGATCACATGGAAACGACCCGTGTTACTAACTTTGTCAGATGCCTTTCTTGATAAACTCATAACAAAGTCTGCCGTCATTATCTTACGATAACTATCCGCAACCTTCTGAGCCTCAATAATATTATCATCCAACGATGAACGACTAGCTTGACTTGCCGTCCAAACGGGGACACCTAGTTCCCCCGCAAGACCTCTAAGGTCTTCATAAATACTTCCTTGTTCAACGTATGTGTTTGAATTGTTACCTACGTTACCCGGAGATAAAATATCCGCATAATCCACAACAATCATATCCACACCATATCCCATTGTCCTTGCCAAATTCGCATGGGCAAGAATGGTTGATACACCCACACTTTTCGTGGGGTATTCCTTAATGAGAAGATTACCAGTAATTCCACCGATAACTGCCCTCACCTTTTCAATATTCTCTACGATTTCTTGAAATGGTATATTCGCAAAACAACTATCATAACGCAATCCCACGTAACACTCGTTTAACTCAAGAGTGTAATGTAATACGTTCTTTCCACGTTTCATTGCTTCCTTGCCAAGATGAGCAAGACACCAACTCTTACCGCCACCTGCACTACTAATAATTACCCCAAGTTCTCCTGGGCCCAATCCTGTGCCGGTCAAATCATCTATCACATCCCATCCAGTTGGTACGGTTTCCCTTGCAGATTCGGACATTCGTTCATCAAGGCCTTCCATATAGTCATGTCCGAGATTCCGTTCCGTTCCCGCCTTCATTGCATCATCTACGGTTCTCTTGATTGAGTCGTATTGACCAAGTTTCAGTAAATCAACACTCGTTATGATTGCGTTCTTTAATTTCTGATTCTTACCGAAAGTTAAAAATTCCTCTTTAACAAACTCGGTGTCATTCAAATCAACCTTCGTAAATATGTGCTTGAGTTGATCTATTATAGCAGCCTTGAGAACTTCAATCCCCAAGTCCCCTACCTTAATTTTAAATACATCTAAGGTGATTGTTCTTTTGTAAATTCCGAAATAATCCAAAATTTCCGAAACAATCCACTTGTGTGGTTCACTCTCCCAATACTCCGGGTCAATAATGTCATGGGTTCTTTCTAGAAATCCCTTATCATCTATCAGGGCTCGTATTGTCTTGCCCTGGAACGCAGTTCCGTATTTTTGAAGAGTATCGATTTCGTCCTTGTTAGAGTCGGTCATTTAATATACCCTACCTTACCAAACTCTTGTGATTTGTTCAAGGTTTTTCTTCACAAAATATCAAATTATACCGAAGAGTCGGAAATTGCGTAGTTGTTCAGAACAGTCCAAGTTTCCATAAGCCAGTTATGGTGATTGGGAAACGCAGCCCAAGCTTGGTCTTCTGCGAACTTTTTACTGAACTCAAATTTATTTAATTGAGTTACGGGTGTATCCACATGATCAAGTATCTTGGTTTGCATACTTGCGGGTAAAATAGTGTCGGTCAATTGCATTAACTTGCGATTCCGTTTTAAAAGTTTCTGATTCTCTTCCGTTAGAAAAGTCTTATAAAACGGCATTTTCTTCGCATTCTGCGTGGCAATCGTCTCCAATTCCGAAAGTAGCACTTCTTGTTCATCTGCGAGGCACGGAAATGCAGTTTTAATTTTCTTATCACCCGCACCCTTTATACCATCGATATTATCACCACGGTCACCATCAATCATTCTATACAACAAAAAATTGTTCGGATGAATGCCATATTCATGATTTACCTTTTCTGGTACGTAAATAGTTCGTTTCGTAGGACTGTACACCGAAGTCTTGTTACTCACCAACTGAAGGAAGTCCTTGTCCGTGCTCATTATAGTTGACTTGTTTCCATTCATCTCAAACTTTGACAATGCCAGGAACGCAAGCACGTCGTCTGCCTCGACATTATCCACACATATTGTCGTAACTGGTAATAGATTCAGATATTGAACCAATTTAACGATTTGAGTTTTCATTGAATCCGACTCTTCATCACGATTCATATCTAGACTCATTGCTCGGTTTACACGAAACCTCACATTCTTTTTCATCTTGTAGTCTGAGAAAATCTTCCTCCTCCGTTGACTTCCCCCCTTGCCATCAAACACAACTATACACCTTGAGGGTTTGAGTAACCGAATTGCATGTCCTATGCTCTTTAGAAATCCAGTAAATCCACCAATGTGTTCACCGTTATCATTCGTGGTTGGGTACATTGTCCAGACTCGCATGAAAGTGTTCATCCCATCTATCAAGAGGGCATCACTGTTCAAGTGTCGGTCATGACTTAATTCGTTCTTCTGCTCTTCACTGAATTCTTCGAACAAACTAAATATGCGAGTCTTATCACTCATTATCAACGGAGGCCAATTCTTTTTCGGCAATTTCATCATTACCCTCAAACTCCACGTCCTCGTCCACCACACTATTTGCGGTGGAGTATTCCATGATAGTCTTGTCACAAATCTTTTGATAAAGTTCTTTCTTGAGTTCTTCGTCCCGAAGCATTTCGGGAAAATCCTTTGCCATAAACTTATGATCGTTTCCTTTGTCATCGGTATAGGAATAATATGCACCCCCTTGCTTGAAAATCTTGTGAGTCTTCAGTGTGTTTATCCAACTTCCAATATCATCAACCCCTCGGTTGAAATAAATCTCAAATGCGGCCTTACGTTGTGGTGGGCCCATTCTATTCTTAACTACGGTTGCCTCGCACTTATTTCCGATGACCTCGGTTGTAGACCCTTGTTTAATCTGTCCAAGGTTCTTCAGTCGCACACGAACACTTGCGTGGAAAGCAAGTGCTTTACCACCACTCGTAGTCCACGGATCACCAAACATAACTCCCATCTTCTGACGGAGTTGGTTGGTAAACACAAGTGCAATTCTTTGACGTCCAATCGTGGAGGTCAGTTTTCTCATTGCCTTGCTGATTAGGATTGCTTTGGTGGTGGCATATCCATCCTTGGTGTAATCCGTGGCCATCTCAACTTTGGTTGATGCGGCGGAAACACTATCCGTTACAATCGTAACAAGTCTATCCCTGTCGGACTTTCTAATTGTTGCTATGATATTGTCAATCGTTGCAAAAATATCTTCAACTGTGTCCACGTGTACATACAAAAGTTTGTCCGTATCCACACCGATTGCCCTCAAATATTCCGCAGATACACTTGTCTCGGTATCAATCAATACCGCAACACCTCCCTTCTTTTGAGTAGATGCAAGCAAATGACCTGACACTAGACTCTTGCCACTTTGCTCAAGTCCAGTAATTTCCATAATCCTACCAACGGGAATTCCTCCGTCAGGACGATTGGAGATGGCTAAGTCAAGAAGACTACTACCAGTTGAGATCCAATCGGTAATAAGTGAGGGGTCATCACCCTCACTCAAGAAAAAGGCAACCTTGCCTTCATCCTTATATGCCTTATTCAAACTTTCGGCAAGGACCGTTGCGAGATCATCCGACTTGCTTGTAGGCTTAACTTCTTTCTTTTTCGCCATATGTATTTTCCTTTTTACAGAACAAACCATAAGCGATGGGAGACATAAATCTCCGCATCGCAAATAGTTCCATTCCTAATCTTAAGACTTAAACAACTCTTCAAACGCAGCCTCCACATCTTCTGTGGCTGCTGTGTTTAGACCACTCTTTTCAGTAGTGGCACCTGTGGGATGCTTAACCTTAGTTTCCGTGGATTCAACCGTAACGTCAGTTCCAGTTTCAACGGACTCTGCGGGGGGTGTATCTTCCGATTCACCACTCACCCACTTCTCCAATGCTTCCTTCAACTCATCATAACTGAGTTCTTGGTAAATTTCCGTTACCTCAGTTTGGTTGGTGGAAACATTAGTGAGAACATTTTTGTCTTCCGAGATGGGAGACGTATTCGGTTTTACACGAATATTGGTTTTTGGGAACGAGCGACCGGCTTCTTCAGCAGTAAGGAACTCGATGGTGATGTCACGACCATTTGTAGGGTCTGTGATGTCTCCGTAGTCGGGATCTGCGATTACTCCTAGAAGTTCTTGATAAACTTCCTTTCCGAATCCCCAGAACTTTACTCCTTCTGCTTCTTCCCCACGAACAATAACGGGGACAAACGTACGCATCTTGGGCATTAAAGAACGCCCCATACGATAGTCATCCTTGTCACCACTGCGTTTCAACTTTTCCGCAAACTCTACGATTGGGTCTGGTCGACCAAATGATACAGGGGAAAGATAAGTCCGATTGTTGATACCATAATGAAAATACAGTTCAATGAACGGATTATCGGGTTGATGCTTGTAGGGAACAATACGAACTTGTTGCTTACCCGGTTGGGGTTTCCACTGATAGTTCGTGCGGTTGTTGCTCTGTGCGAGACTTGAAAGTCTCGATTTAATTTTGTCTAAGTCAATAGCCATTTTTTTATATACTCCATTTGTTATTGTTTATTAATATTCATAATATAATACTCTTCACATTGACTTTCGTCAACAAGAATCATACTTTATTAAGAACTTTTTCCGTGATTTTGCACGAAGTCGTACAATTGAGCCGCAGTATCAAGGACATCCTTTGTGGATGGTTGTGGTGGCATTACGAATGAAGATTCACTATTCTCGGCATTTCGCTCTGCTTCGTTATTCTTCATGTGCCACGCATCCCAAACTAGGTCTTTTGCGTTCTTTAGTACTTCCAACCGAATAGCATATGCATTCGGATTTTGATTAGTTGTATTAATCATTTTTCTATTCCTTTTTGTGTGTGTTTGTGTGTGATGAGTATTAACGAATTAATGCTCATATATAAATATATAATAGCACATATTTTATGTGGTTTGCAAGGAAAATAATTGACTTATTTTATCATCAATTCTGTCCCTCGAAACATCTACCGCACGTTGGTTTAAATCGCATCCGATGAACCTACGATTCAACGACTTAGCAACTGCGAAAGTTGTTCCACTTCCGCAATAAAAGTCACCAACCAAGTCACCTTCGTTACTACTTGCCTTGATAATTCTTTCCAAAATCTTCGGGTGTTTTTCACTATAATAGTCAGTTGCCTTTTTGACTTTTAACCCAGATGGAATGTCATCCCAAACATTTGTAGGTATCGTCCCAATTTTTAATTTCTCTTCGGTGATGTTGGGTCTGTCTTGCTTCTTGCTGATGACAGACTTGTATGGAACTCTGATGTCCATGTCATTAAATACAAACTCATCGGACTTCGTGTATACTATTATATAGTCGTGCTTTTTTGCGAACTCTCGTTTGCCTCGGCCTCCAATATTAAATTTCACCACAATCTGATTTCTAAAGTTTTCATAACCGAATATGTCATCCATTATATTTCGTATCCAATGAACAATACGCAAATCCATTTGCAAACATATCGTTCCGGTGTCCGTCAATACACGATGCATTTCCTTCAGTCTTGGTATATAGTGTTCTTCAATTGCAGTCTTTTCCGGTGGAAGGTCATCATAATCTTTGAACTTCTTTCCAGTTCCATACAATATATCACAATAAATCAAATTGATATAATTGAAATCCAAGTTGCACAGAAACTTCAAATTGTCCGTGCAGTATATTTCGTTCTCTGAAAACACGTGTGTTAAACTTTGCTACCCTCGTATCGTTTCATCTCACCATTTTCATAACGATACCTAACCTCAACTTCAACCGTTTCCTTTTCACTACCGTAACCTTCTTCCATGACGTCGTTTGTCAAAATATTAATCGGTTTCTGTATAATCTCGTGGAGATATGCCATCGTTCCCGTTGCATATTTCAAATCCAATGGTCTTCCTTCAAACTCATGTCTAAGTAAAATCTCATGCGTATTGTATTTCATGTTCTCCATGTATATAACTGGCATCCCCATGTTCACATGTCTGTCAATCAACTTCTGTTTGATTTTCTTGTGGTCTTTACTAACAACCACATATTTGTTGGTGTCCTTATCCAACGCATATTCAAAATACTTGTACTTATCACAAAAATCCCGGGTGAAAAATTCGTTCAAGAAGGTAACATCGTTATAGTTCTCACGCACTTCAAATAACTTCTCACGCCCCTTGTTTAACTTCAAATCCCAATTCCTAAGTTTCTCGGCATCTTCGCACATTTCATACTCCGTGCCGAATCTACCCTTGTTCCATCGATCTTCAATATCACGCAACAAAGTATTCCCAAGTTTATATGGGTTGTTCATGTTATATTTTCCGCCGAGGACACCTGCATGATGTTTTGCATAATCAAAGATTCCTTCATCTCCTGCAAAATTACATGATGCCATAATATAAGAATCCCAATAACTTGCCCACCCCTCATTAAGAACCTTGGTCATTCCTTGTGGACGATAGTATAGAGACTCGTCTCGAATCATGCTAAGAATATTTTGTTGCCAGGGTTCAAGCCGAACAAAATTAATTATCATCAACATAATATCGCGCTCGGGGCGAACTGGAAATTTATTCTCTGCTAGTCTATGCTTCTCCTCTCGGTCACGTCGTTGCTTATCAATATATTCTTGTGGGTTTACCCACTTGTCCATATACTCTTTTGTTTCAATTCGTGAAACGTGTTCACGTGGTTTTCTATCCTCAAAATTAAACTTCCTTGATTTTTTCCACGTACTTTCACGATAGCACAAGGATGGATCAATCAAATCACCAACAGCAAGAGCCGCATTAAGAAAATCCTTAACCTTCTTCCTACCGAACCTATCCATGTACTTGCGTATCTTATGACTATGGTTTGCCATTACGTTCATCATGTTCCGATTCGTGTGTTTGAACATAATATTGTTCTTAAAAAAATCACTATGTGCGGTTGCATGGGCAACCACCGTCAAATTATCCACCAACGGATTATTTCTCTGCAAGTACATATAAGTTGGATCTGTATTGACCACCATCTCATAAATCTTGCCCATGCCGTGGTGATACTGATGATGTAATTGTTCAAACTGCTGTCCGAATGAGAAGTGTGGATACCTTACTGGGAATCCACCATACGCCGCAATCTCAACAATCTCATCTGCATCAAATTCTTCAATACATAGAGGATATGGATCAAGTCCATTATCCGAACATGCCTTGAGTACATCGGGAATTTGCTCTGCCAATTCCTTGCATACACCTTGTTGGAGTTTGTCACTTTCCCATGCTATTCCCATAACCAATCCTTAAAACGGAACTTCATCCTCTGCGGGGGTCAGCAAAGTCTGCAATGCCTTGAGTACGTCACCTGGTCCTTCGATTGATGCCGTTGCTATTTTACTGGGGTCTAGTGACCCACTATTAATCCGATTTTTTATGTGAGGTAGGAAAGTTGCCCAGCTACGAACTGCCTTTACCTCGGTGATTCCAATTAAATTGGCATACTTTTGCATCTTCTTAAGATGTTCAACACACAATTCGTTGTCATCACCAAAGTTCTCACCATCACTTAAATAAAATACGTAAATGTTCCACTCGTTCAATGGAAATGCTTTTTCTATGACATCATTCACCAATTCAAACGCACTACTGATTTGAGTTCCACCACCACTCTGATACTTGTAGAATTTCTCTTGGTCGACTTCTTGGGCAACATGATCATGGACGATATACTTCCTCTGAGTTTCTTGATAAAACCTTTCAATCCAATTTTCCAAATACCAACATAACTCTCTGATTAAGTCTCGTTTGTCTTGACTCATGCTTGCGGATATGTCCGCAACAAAAAAGATAGCTGCGTTGGTATCTGGAACTTCAACGGAGCTCCAACTTCTATATTCCATATCTTCCTTAATTGGATATACGTTTGATACATCCATTGGATCAAATTCTCCAACGGAGATAATTCGTTTAAACGCATTCTTGAGTGTTCGTCTCTTGTGGAGGAGACTGTTGTTTCCGACCTTGGCAATGCGATTCCACTTTATTTTCTCCTTCACCAAGTCACCATTTTCCTTTGGTAGTAGATTTGGAAGTTGAAGTTCTTCACCTATCATGTCAAAATAAGCATCCATGCTTATCCCAACATCTATTTCATGTTCTCCATCTCCATTTCCACCTTCACCTGGTTCGTTGCCACCATCTTGTGGTGGACCGTCACCGACCTCATCACCGACGTCAGCTTCACCATTTCCTATACCCTCTCCATTCGATGGTCTTCCAAATCTGAAATTCGGTAATTCCACATGAGGTACACGAACCACCACGAAGTCTTTGCCTCGTCTTGTTATCCGTTGACCACCCTTAATATGTTTCTTTAACTTCTCGTCAACGTTTCCCTTGACGATATCTCTATATTCCTTGTGGTCTTCTCTGACTCTGCGTGATGGCATAACGATTATAAATAGTGGTAGTCGAAGAATCCAAATTAATCCTCGTCTTCTTCAACGTCACCTCGGGCAAAAATACTGCCTACATAAGTGAGGACGTCGGAAGCACTATCTTCGTCATATCCAAAAGAGTTAATAAGTCTTTGCTTGAGTGCATCAATCTTTTCAAGAAGTTCCTTGTCAACCACGGTTGCGGTATCTTGAGCAAGAGCAGACAACTTGATGCTATCCTTGGTATCCTCAAACAACTTCTTTTCGAGTGCCTTGAGCAATTGTTCGTTGGAAGAATACTTGAACTCTTTGCCTTTCGCGGCAAGTCCACCCATGTAGTTCATGATTTCTCTGCGGAAATCATCTTTCATACCTTCGGAGATTCCAATCTTTTCTTCAATGCTACGCATCAATTGTTCGTTTGCTTGCTCATCTTTTCCTGTGACAGGGTTCTTAACCTTCTCGTCTTGGATGTATGCTACAATGTTGTCAATGTAGTTTGTGCAAAGTGCCTTGATTGCCTCTTCACTACTACTAAGTGCTTGTTGTACTTCTCTTTTCACAATTCTATCATATTCCTTTTCAACGAGTTCAAGACGTTCCATCATACCCTTCTTTTGATCCTCACTCTGAAATCCACTATAACTCTTAAGACCCTCTCGGATTTGAGCAAACAACATGAAGGGATTTAAACTCTTTGCGCCCATTCTTGGATTGACGATGGCATTACTGAACTGATTCTGTATAAATCGTGCGGAAACCCCTCCGTATAACCCTTCTGCTGGACTCTCTTCCATCATTTCCTTCACGTGTTCCGACGTGAAACCATGAACCGCATTACCATCATACAACTTTGCCTTTTGGATTATGCTCATGTCATGCTTGGAACTTTCCTCCAACCGACTCACAACTGCAAACAATGCAGCCAAGAAAGTCGTGTGGGGTGCAATGTGCTTGTTTACCGACTTCTCATTATAGAAGTGGTCGTAAATCTTTTGCTCTTCCGATACCTTCAACAGATATGGAATGTCCACCTTGATTGTTCTATCTCTAAGTGCTTCCATAAATTTATTGTTCTTCAGTTTTTCAAACTCGGCATTATTGGTATGACCAAGAATAACTTCATCAATGGGAACTTGATTGAAACGACGTGGTTTGACACGATGCTCTTGAGTTGCACCCAACAAGTCATACAAGAACTCAGTTTGCAACTTAAGGATTTCCTGAAATTCGATGAGGCCTCGATTTGCTACCAAGAACTCTCCGTCAAAGTCAAACGCACGCGGGTCACTTTCACTTCCATACTCCGCAAGTTTGCGATAATTGATGTCACCCGTAAGTTCGGTTGCATCTTGTGACTTCTCGTCCTTGGGTTGGAAAGTTCCTATTCCGACTCGGTTCTTTTCGGAAAGTGCGACTCTACGAATAATAACATGGTCAAGAACCTTGCGATAGTCACCCTTGTATTTTTCCATTAAGTTACCATAATAAAATTCATTAACTGGGTTTAATGCACCATCAAGTTTGATCTGATATTCACCTTCACCGATAAGCTGATTCAGTTTATCTACGATCTGCTCTCTTACATTATCGGGAAGCAACTTAAGAGGTTCTTCGTTCATTGGACATGGGACTATTTCCTCCTTGCCTTCATCGTCAGTTGTTTTCCAACTAAAACTATATAACGCACCATCATCCGTTCTTGAATATTCCTCAAGACCCTTCTTTATCGCAGTCACAATTGTCGACTTACTACTACCAACTGGACCGTGTAGAAGAAGTACACGACGTTCTGGTCCATAGTGCCGACTTGCACTCTTGAGGGTGTCCATAAGTTCCATTAGGTTTTCTTCCAATCCATAAATGGAGATGTCTCCCTTGTCCTTAAAAAAATTGTACTTGATGTGTTTTCTCTTGCAGTACTCAACTTCTTCCGTCCCATGTGACGCAATCATATCAAACAATCTCTGATATGCGTTCCGTACAACCTTTGGATTGAGTTCCACCAACTCCAAGTATTCCCAAAACGTACCCGTCCAATTTAAGTTGCGGTAGTCGGAAACTGCTTCCTTGTTCTCCCGTTTAATGATGGATGCTAAACTCTTAGTCTTTTTAGACTCGGTTTCCGAAGATTCTTTTTTATTTTCCATATGCATATAACCTTATTGTTTTTTCCCTAATACGTCAATCTATTAAATTGCTCTCATTGTTAAATATTGATAATTTTGTATAATTTTGTCGGAATCTCCTTATACGAAGATTCGTCCGTCAGTAAAATAGTATTTCTATATTGATCCCAATCCACCGAAAAATGGTGGTCGACCCGGCCGCCGTTCAAATCTTTTATCAATGCATTCAATGAATTTATCGTGTATATTGTATTGGAATCTTTTTTTCGATGAACACTTATTGTGTCCGTATAAAACATATTTCCATTAACTCTACTTGGATCAATGTTGTAAGTCAACATCAAACTATCCAAGTCATCTCTATTTTGCAAAACGTAGACCTTCCCAAACAACACATCATAAAACTTGGTAATCTCGTCCACGACGGCCGTGTAATCGTCCGTGGTGCTGAATGTGCATAGTAACTGTGTATTCATGCGTACATAACCTTTGGTGTTGTGTTACCAATAAATATGTCGCAATAATTCTAAACTCTCACTTCTCGCAAATCTCCGTAGTTTCCACCGACTTCCATTCGGATGGGAAATTTGTTTCCTTCACGCATTATTTCCGCAAGATTTTTAACCTCTATGAATTCGTGCTTGGGTATATCAAACAAAAACGCATCGTATGTGTATAGAAAAAACTTAGTGTCCTTTCCCTTCAAATAGTCCAAAATCCTACGCATTATTCCGCAATTGCGTTCGGTCTCGGCGGATTGGAGCAAATAGTTAAATACCTTGTAAGAATTTGTTTGTTCATCAAATATCGATGAGTTCAGTTTTCTATTATAATACCAAGTCTCCACATATCCGTTCCGTTGATATTTCTCCCATGTCTTGTCCACATAGTCTGCAATTCTTGCCATAAAAGGTACGTTGTCCCTCACATCATCAGTAATTCCACCGAAAATCAGATTAAAAGTTATCTTCTTGGATAAATCATACTCTTCCTTGGTTAATTCGTCCTTTCCGTGATACAACTTACCTAAATATTCATGTAGAGATTCATCGGGTAAATCAAAATTTACATGATTGCCTATCAGACGTAAATGATAACTTTCATAGTCCATCATCACAATCGCACCATCCTTGCCATATCTACTGACAAAGCAATCTCGGTCTCCCGTCTTCTTGTTTAACGCCGCATAATTGACCCCACCGAACCGATTACTCGGTCTTCCTGCGGGAGTGAACATATTATACTGACTATGCACCAATCCGTGCTCGTCCACTAACGATTTGTCACCCAAGGTAAAGTCGGTCACATAGATTCCCGATTCCTCAATCTCCTTTAGTACAACAGAGAAGTCTGCTTCGTACCGAATCATGTTCGTATCCAATGATTTAATACGAGAAGAAAAAAGTTTGGACGTATCCTTGAAACTTTTAATTATCCTCATTATCGGGACGGAACGGATGTCTTTGTATCGGAATTTTTCAAGTCCAATTGTCTTCAACGTTTCGGCATATATCCCTAACCCAACATCCACGCAATTCTTCATCTCCACCAAATGCAACATATCCTTGCGATTCATCACGTATTTCTTACATGGAGTATTGGCAATCAACTGCAAGGTAGTTAGTTTTGCCGGAATAACATCAGGATGCGAAAACGAAACAACATACACCTCGTCTGTACTATAATGTTGAATCAGCAATACAAGTGGCTCATTCTTCACCGGATGAGAATCATATCTCCAAAACAAATGCAGAAAGCACTCACCATCACTTAATTCACCAAGTAGGGCCTTTACATCTTCCCCAGTTTCAACAAATCGCATAGTAGTATAATACGATATAAATTATAATTTGTCAACTCGGTTTATAAAATTGATATACATCGGATAGTTTATCACCAATCCCCATTATAGTTTCATTTGCAAGATTTGCCCGTCTATAATTGTGTTCCGAAACACCCTCTTCATGCTCCACTCCCTCACGAGTTATCGTGTTCGGTGGTCCAGTAATCTTCCAACTTATCGATACCTTTGTATAAAATGGGTTATCTTTGAATAACTTTGCCGAGTGTTCACTTATCTCAACAATTGGTCCGTTTCTATCGTTTCCCCGTTGTATAAAAAATCGCATAATATAACCATCAAAGTAATCCGGGGGCCCGGGAGTCGGTAAATACACCTTTGGTGTTTGCGAATAAAATCCAGTATTGTGCCTTGAGAGCACATTATAAACATCTACATCTTCGTTATTACTCATTTTTCTTTGGTTCGTTTGAATTTTGGACAAATAACCCCTCAATCGTGGTTGTCCAATTATTGTCTGCTATGGAGTCTGTTATTCCATTGACGGTGAAAAATCCTCGGGTAAAATATAGAGTTGGTATTCCCGTACAATTAAAAGACTCCATCACACGAAATCCGGCAATTCCCATTAATGTTATTTCCAACTTAATAGGATTAACTGGTCCATTGTAATTTACGTTATTTTGGGGATTTTTATCACTCCGCATAGACTTCAAAGCCCGACCCGAATTCGTATCCACCATCTCAATTTTTATCTCCCTATCATCCACTCCATCCCATTCAGTTATACTCTTTTTAACCTGTACTTGAATTTCCTTCAATATAATATACTTTTCAGACTCCTCTATGTCATCCTTTTCCTCTCTCTTTGCGGACGACTTAGTATCTCCACACAAATTCGGTCTTGGTTGAGCAAGAATCCTATCCTTTGACCGAGTAAAAAACGCACGGGTTTCCTTGCTCACATTCTTGGTGCTTGCAGAACCCATAACTTCAGTTGCTACCTCTCCAGACAATTCCACAGACATTGACATCCCCTTTACAATACTATTCTTTACATGTGAGTTAAACGTATACACCTCTCCACTTCGTTGCTTTTCATCCGTAGAACCGAGTCCTGTATAATTCTTATCAACTATTGCCGTAACCGGACAATTTGGTACGGATTTATCCTCTGCACCAAGATTAAAACTCCACAACCCACCGGAAGCTTCCGACATTTTATTCAAAATGTTTGTCAAAAAACCCTTAACTTCAGTCGAAGTGGATACCGCATCCTTAATTATTTCAACATTAACAAACAAATCCTTAAGTCTACCAGAATACCCACCGGATCCTTTTACGTAATCAGGAAATGGTTTAACTGCCTTTTCCCATATCCGTCTCTTCTTAAGTTTTCCTGTGGATTGCTCCGTAACATAATCAAAAACTTGTCGTTTATTCCCCTGAGCAATTGCCTTGGTTGCCAAAATCCCAAACAAATCATCCCTTGGTGAAATTGCCAACGCATCTGCTAAACTCGTAGCCGTGGCTGCTTCGTGTGTTCCCTGTGCCATCATGACCGACTTTAACTCCGCGGTTGAGATCCCCCTGGATGAAGATGAAATCACATTCGGAAGTGCGGTGCTGGACCCACCATTTCTTCGGGGTGAAGTAGAATTGGGTATCAGTAATACGTCACCATTCAGCGATTTTATATTGGGGTGTGCAGCGCACCTAGTTCGTTCACATGTAAATTTGAACAATGTTGTCTCGGCACCGTTGGCTGCAAATCCAGATTTTCCATAAAACTCATTAACAAAATCAATAAAAAGTCCAAATGTTATATAATAAGATTTAAAACCGTAACCAAATTCATAACTTGCCTTTGCATCCAGTGTATCTGGTGTAAAATATCTGCCTCTTGTGATTTTACCCTTGTTTCTGTCCGTCATATATTCTCCTCCTCGGCCCCATGTCACATCCACACCCTCCTCATCGTCATCTTCATCAAGATAGTCCGTCAAATGCTTTTCACAAAAATCCACAAAATCCTCTTCCCTTGTTTCGAAATCCTCGGTTGCATCTTCTTCATCATCGGTATCTGGAGTAAGGTCTGAACCACCACATGTCTTTTTACCATTCTTGGTTTTTTGATCATGGGCAAGAGCGGCAACGTTTTTTACTTGAACCTTACAATCATACCCCCCATCATCACGAATTGAATAATCAAAGGTGGTTATCATTCCTATAAGGTACATATAATTCCCTCTACCATTCATAATATGCTTATTTCCGTGCTGAACATCATAATGTAACCCCATTAGACCCGAAGACTCCGCATCATCATCAAAATCAAAATCGAGGAAATCGGCCGCAGATTCATCATCAACGGCCTTTCCTATATCCGTCAAATCTATAAGTGAACCACGTGGGTAATTATTCCACCCCCACTCTAACACAACAGTTATACCTGGATTGAAAAAATATGGTTGGAGGTAATCCAATTGCGATCTGCTCCAGCACGTAATGTTAATCGTTGACTCACGGCCGTTGTGCATATTATCCACAACACTGGAGTCAACTCCTGTAATTCCTGGACAGGGCCTGTGATGAAACATCTTTTCATGAACCACGTGTTGCTTTCCATGTACATCATATCCAATAACATTGGTTGTCTCCTCACGTGTTGCATCTGGACCAAACCCATATACATCATCAAAATCATTCACTCCGTGTATAATAAACCCTTCATATTTCTCATTCGTTCCCTCGGGTTGAAACATAGAGTTTGAACAGAGTCTCACCCACGCACTTCTGGGACCTCTATATATTTCTCCTGTATATGCTTCATTGGGATCATCGGTTACCCCCTCTGCGGCCTCACCGGAGTTTGTGTAATATAAACCAAAATCACGTTCACGATTTGCAAGTTCATTTCGGACAAAACTTCGGACCATGAGAATATCCCCATAACTTGAATGAGACTCGGCATCCTGTACACTTGATTCGTATATACTACCCGGTGCAGGTGCCGTTGGTTGTTCATTAAACAATGCATCCTCGGCCTCTGCCATAGTTTCAAATTGAGGTTTGAAAATTCCGGAGACTGCATCGTATATCCCATCGAAGGCCTCCGACAGTCCACCGAACGATCCGCCGAGCAGATTGCTCACACTCTTATTCTCACCCAAACCCCCAAGCAGTCCAGAAACCTTGTCCTTTATCCCTCCTAATGCGTCATCAAATAGTGACATACGTATAACCCTTATCTTTTATTTATTTTGTTGTAATCATGCAGAACACTTCCTATGTCCCTGGGAATTCTTATCTGCACTCCAGGGTTCACATACATCGTCCCTTTTATATTATTCGCAATTGCTATTATCCACCAATGATTTGCATTTTCATAAAACTTATGTGCAAGGTGATCAAGTCTAGTCTTTTCGACCATAATCAAAAACGTATCCGTACTACGGTGTTTTACTCTAGGATACAAAGTTGTAGTAAGTATCTTCTTACCAACTTCATTTGACTTTGACTTTGCAGTTTTATATCTCATATTCTATTGGTCTGCGAGTTTTTCATATTTTGACCGAAGTTTATTGAAATTTGCGGTGGCATCCTCCGATGCGGAATTAAATTTGTCATTTGCGATTTGGTCTGTATTACTCACCCCCATTGACGGTACTGCCAATTCCGCATCGGTGTTATCTACCTCATAGTGAATTAATTGATGATTAAAATCACCCTGTGGTAGTGAGTTGTCCTCCGAGTCATGAATGCTCTCCACTGTAGAATCCCCAAAGTGTCTTGCTATGGTCTGCGGGGCCTTTTTCTCAAGCAACGTCATAGATACACTCATATTTACCATAGTGGGATATTGTGCGGACCTCACACCCTTCCTAACAATCGACCCATTTAAATAATCATAGTTATTTTTTTGCCCATGTTCATTTGACACAAGTTCCCAGGAGGCCTCTGCTGGAATCGTTGTTGTTACATCTGTAATCAGCACCGGTTGATTCCTATACATATCCCCCAAACGTAACTTAACAAATGGTGGAATTATAAACGACTCCATCGATGATAATGAAACATCACCAGTATATGCGGCCGGTTTGGTCAACCCCACCAAATAATTAATTCGTTGCCACATAGGATGTAATTCCTCAATACTAAAGGCCTGTACATTGAAGTCCATCGTCAATGTCCGTGTAAACCCCCCATATACATACACCTTATCTGCCCTGCCCAAATATTGTACCTCCGACCATGTTGCATTTGACCCCTCGGATACCGAGCCTAGAAATGCCCTAAATGGAATAAATTTTTTATTGACCAAATCATGAAAATACAACGGAATAAAATCTTCATTTCTATATTTCCATTGATTTGTTACACTATTGGGTTCGACCGTCTTTGTGTTATATCCATCAATCCTCAGTGTTTGATCATCTTTGGAATAATCAGGTAGTTTCTTTTTATTAAGATGTCCAATATTATGTTCATATTGTTTATCATATTTCTGTGACACCTTATCGTAGAATTTCTTATCCGCACCTGGAGTTTTACTTTTTTGCTCCCTATCTATAAGTTCCTGCATGGCCGTGGAGGAACTTCGCCCACTTGATAACACCGCAAGAACTCCTGCTTCCTTGATATTATTCAATATTGCAGGTTCCGTCTTTACATCAAGTCTTTTCAACGCGTCATCATATGTTCGTTTAAATGTTCTAAAATCTTCTGTTGCTTTACCGTATTCAGCAGTAGGTGGGTGTGGACCGGTCATTACGGTTGCGTCATATTTTTTCTCAATTTCACGTTTTTCATCCGTTGTCTGTGTTCCACCTTTATACCAATTTGATCTAACGTCACGACGTTCATTTAACGGCAAGTTTATTTTAGACTCCGGTGAGGTCCTGGTATCTAGTTTTATATTTGGATCCCCAGGACTCGCATAGACCTTTGATTCCTTTTGATCCAATTTCTCCAC